CCTGCCGCCGCACCCTGTGATGCTCCGCCGGCTCCTGAATAAGTTGTAAGTGCCGCTTCAGTGTTAGCAACAATCATTCTTACATAGTCAAAACTTGCATCAAATGTTACAATACTATTGCCTGTAGGTACTTGGTTACCTAAACTATCTGTTTTACCAAATGCAATACTTCTGTAAGTGAAATCTTCATTTTCATCAAACACGATTGCAGTGGATGGTCTTATTGGAGCGTCTTCTATTAGATCAGCAAATTGGAAGTTTTGTAGTGCTCTGATTGTTACCTTATCACCATTACTTAATGCCGCTTGTAATCCATCTGTACCGCCAATGTTTAATTGTATTACAGTTCCGCTCTTACTACCATTTGTAGCAGACTGTCCTGGAGCAGTTGTGCTTTGAATACTGTTTACTTCATATCTTACTATTCCTAATGCTCCACCATGATCTATTTCTAGTTCTGATACGTTTAGTGGTAAATCTGTGTAATCGTAAATGTAAACTTTGTTTTTGTTTATAGCATTTACAAAAGTCGATCCATCATCATAAATTCTTGCTGTCTGTACCATGTTTTTAACAAGTGTGATTTCATCAACTAATTCGTTTGGATCTGAACCTGCTGATACAAGTCCAAAGTCACCATTACTGTTTGAACCGTTTAAGGATCTAATACTTGAACCGTTATTAACAAAATAAGCAACGTGGTTGTAATATGTAAATGTTGATACTTGTTCTGACAATGCACCATTGTTAACAACAATACCATAACCTAAATCGTTAACCTGTGTATAATCGTTTGCCAACATACTTCTGTTACCAGCAGTCTGAATAACGATGTCTGTGTTGTCAGGTAATATACAACCATTACCATTGTTTGATGTAGGATTCAATAACAATGTTGCCGTACCAGCCGGACCATTGTAATTAATTACTGCGTCAATTTGATATCTAACACCATCAATATAAAATGGTGCAGGTGTTTCTGGTTTACGTAGGAATAATCCTGTACCAGATGAACTTGAAACGTTTAGTGTAAATGGATCTACCTTACTAGTAATAGTACATGGTAAGTTTGCAACAAAGGCATCAATGTACATTCCACCTCTAAATGCTTTCTTATTTAAACTTGCACTGAAAGATGATGCTACTTGTACGTAAGGTGATTTAATTAAAATTTGTCCTTCAGGATCTAATACCTGTGCAAATCCTCCGTGTCCCTGTATTGACACGTTCATAATTCTGTTGGCGTCATTCATTAAGAATACGTCCATCTCAGTATTATTTTTTGGTGTACTGTTTACATCACTTGGATCAGTTAGATAATGGAAACCATAACGTGGATCATTAAGTGCAGATAGTTGTCCTAATCCATTTAAAATTACTGCACTATGATTAGTTAAAAGATTGTTTACATTTGTAGCCACTCCTGCCTCTGCCGCAGTTGAATCTATTTGTTGTGTTGTGACACTTTGTAAACTTGAAAATGCAGTATTAGTTAAGATAAAATCTTTTAACAAGATCTTTACATAATCTATCATTGCAGAGAACTGTTGTTGTTCGTTCGGTGGACCTGCTAATGTACTAGTTGTTCCAATCCAATAACTTGTAGATCTTTTCGTTACAGATGCATTACCACCATACTTGACATCATCTAATAATGCGTCAATTAATCTGCCTACGTCTCTTTCGTAGTTTGCTTTTTCATATGTAAAGCCAGTCCAAATACCTGTGTTACCAGCAATTTGTTGATCTACATAAGCAACCGCTTCGTCTTTTACGTATTCTTTATTTGCTTTTAATAAATTGATTGCATTTGGATTCTGTGTAGGTATTAATTCATTGCCGTCAAATTCATAATCTCTATAGAAGTAAGTTGTTCTCCAAGGTGATTGTGAAACACGTTTTAATGGTCTAATAATTGTTCTTCTAAAGTCCGAACCTTTAATAGAACAGTTAGCAGGAAGTTTAATTGGATAATCTTCGTAGTAATTTCCTGTTTCTACGTGTATAGTAATTTGTGTAGTTTTTGTAAAGTTACCGTACTCAAGTTCTTCACCGACTGTGAATACTAAAGGCTCTTCTAATACTACTTCAACTGCATCTTGTCCAGCAGTGTCTTGTCTAATGTATTTTACGATTCTACCTAATGCACCAGATGTTTTACCTCTGATCATTTTACCTGGTAAAATATCTACGTTGTTAAGTTTACCTTGGTCAACTGCTATTGCACCTGAACTAAATTTTAATTTGTAAGTACTACCTTCAACAAGTGTAGGAATAGAACTGTATCCGTTTGTAATAATATTTTCTATGACTGTAAATTTGTTTCCAAATGCACTAATGACAGTGCCATCAACACTCTGAGTATTGTCTGTAGTTTGTGTTACTACTTCTGGATAAATTTTTGTTCCTAAAGAACAGTTCCAAGTAATATTTTGTACTCTAACTATATCTCCTGGTGAAGCACCGTGTGGTGTAGCAGTTGTTATTTTTACATAACCTTGTACATGATCATAAACTGCGTCTGTAATATTATGTGTTACAGAATTAAATTCTACTGTACCACCACTTACATAAGTGTGAACACGATCATTTTGTCCTGCGTTAATAGACAGTGTGTTTGCACTATGGTCTGCTTGTCTTACACCAAATCTGTTCTGATATGTTGATGCCGCATTAACAGGAGTATTTGTTAATACGTGTGTCTTAATAACACTTTCAGCATGATTAAGTGCCGCCAGTGTTTGTGTTCTTTGAGTTGTTCTTGCAATCTGTCCTGATACTGTACTAAAATATCTTACACCTGATTGTATTGCATGGAAGTTAGCATTTTGATCATTCTGTATATCAAGTAACATACCTTCAATGATTAAACCTAAATCTAATTTACATCTTGCTTGATTATAAACAAGTTCTGGGAAAGTTGCATTTAAGAAACCAATAGTTTCTTTTTGCACAAAAAGTTTGTTAGGTGTTAATAAGTTAACAGCCGGAGCCGCCAATGGATTAACTGTAACAATATTTCCTGATGAAACTTGCGATTTATTTGCACCATCGTTGAATGTAATTGTTTGTGTGTATGCACCTGGTTCCTTAGGTGCCGCAAACATAATTTCTTGTGCTTTTTCGGCCGCTTTATTAATTGTTTTGAATGCAAAGTTAATACTTCTACCTTCTTGTCCTGCTGGTGAAAGTGCCTGGGAATCATCACCTTGTGTAGAAACAAACAAGTCAACTGTTGAACTAAATGTTGAATTGTCTACATAAAGTTTTGTAGCCGCCTGTAAATCATCAGCACCATTTTGTACTCCCTTACCTGCCAAGTCTCCTGGATGGTCATGTAAGTTTAAAGCACCTGTCATTGTATCACCATCTCTTCTTGTGATAACTTTTCTAGGTAGTGCTTCGCTGTCTAAAAACTGTCCTGAAAGTGCAGTATCATATTCTGCATCTGTAATTGTATGCGTACCACTTGGAATACCTGATATACCATCGTTAGCATTAATTTTAGCAGTGTTGTTTTTTGCACCTGCTTCGGTACTGTGAATACTTAAAGTTGTATTGTTAATAAATCTTACAAAGTATGTAAATCCTGATGATAGGTTTGTTGCGTCAGCGCCTGTAGAATTATATCTAAACGGAGTACCGTTTACACTATTATCAAAACCGTGTGATACTGTTATTAGGTTTCCATTTACAAAACTACCAATCTGTAATGTGTATCCTGAACCAGTTGATGGTTCGTCTCTAACTCTTATTGCTTCACCTTTTACATAATATTCTTGGTCAGCAAATTTTTTGTCAATTACTAAATCATGTATGGTTACTGCGGTTGCGTGTAAGTTTCCTAGTGCAGTTGCAGTTGCATCAGATACTGGTGCAATTTTTCCTATTCCATATAAACCATTACCATTTAGGTGTCCACCAAGTGTTGGTGATAAATCCTGTGCTACATTCGATCCTGTGTTAGTGATTGTAAGTTTTGTTGTGTCAGTGTTATCAATGACTATACCTGCACCACCTACAATGTCTTTCATTAAGATGGCCGAGCCAGCGGCGTCGGTAACAGGAACTTTGTTTTGTCCTAGTGTGTCTGGTGTGTCTGATAGTGCAGTAAATCCAATAGCACCACCTTGACCAAATATTGCATAAAGTTCTGTAAAGTTTTCATTTGCTTTCTTAAACGCATCTCTGATACTATCACCCGAAGCATCATTCCCCTCAACACCAATATTAATCACTTGTTTTGTCATCTATTAAAATCCTACTGATTCACCGCAACCACAACTTGATGTTGCATTAGGGCTCTTTATATCGAAATATGATCCAAATACTTCTTTCTTATAATCTATTGTTGTGCCTAGTAAGTACATAACACTAGCAGGATCCACAACAAATAAGCCGTTGTCTATCTTAATCTGCTCGTCATCTTTCTTGATTTCGTCTTCAAGGCTCCACTCATACTTGAATCCAGCACACCCGCCACCCTTCAAACCTAGCCTAATTGCTGGTTTATTATGTTCTTTAAGCATGGTTGCCATATGTTGCTTCGCCTGTTCTGTTAAATTCACTATTGACATAACATCTCTCTTTGTATTATTTATCTATTGTTTTGTAAACCGAATGTAATATAAATAGTTATAGTATGTTTTTAAGGACAGAACAGGAAGTGAAGTATTATATGCGCCGTAGTAAAGGCGGTAAACACCATACGTATAAACGTATGCGTACTATTGTTGTCTTTCAGTGTGATGATTGTAAAGAAGAATTTAAGAGAGATAAAGGAAAAGTAGATCCTAAAAGATTAGATAACGCCTACTACCATGTTTGTCCTGATTGTGATCCTAAAAGATTTGCACAAAAAAAGGGTGTCGAAAAACGTAAAACCTTAGATTCTACAATCGACACCCTAGTAACTATTGATACTTTATAATTATTCAGACTTCCAAATAGTCCATGCGCCGTAGGCTATTGCACCATAGGCGGCAATTTTTGCTAAAGGTCCTGCTATCAGAACAATAACTCCAACTGCTATTAAGGCCGCTCCGTCCCAAGATGTTCTTTCTTTGAAACGTTTGTTTGCCCAACTTTTAATGTTGCTAATCATGTTAATTACTCCTATTTGTTTAAACTTTTGATATGTTTGTGCAGTTGATTTACCAATTTATCTTTGGCTTGTCTTCTGTCCAATTCTATCTTATGTTTTCTGCCTAGATCTTCTAAAGCCTTTTTAGTCATTTTATTAAGATCTGCCTTTTTTGGAACTAACACCAAAGGCTTTAATTTTTTTGCCTTTTTAGGTGTTGAACCAAAAATTTTGTTAATCCAATTAAACATTATTTTCTCCGTCTAATATAATTTATGCTAATCTTTGATTGATCACGTCCCAATTGATTATACGCAATATGCCTGTAATGTATTTCTTTTTGGCATCTTTGGCAGGAATGTAATCCATAAATGAATGTTCCCACATATCAATTGGCATCAAGATATCTGATTTGTAAGATTGATTTGGTGTTGTTTTTACTTCGCCTTTTTTTGATAGATACACCCAACCTGAACCTTGTAGTTTCATTGCCGACAACAACACTTCGTCTTTAAATTTGTTGTAGTCACCAAACTGTTTTTCTATTAATTCTTTAATAGGTCCTACAGGTGTACTTGCACCTCCTGGCTTACGTAATTGTGTCCACCATAAGTTATGCAACATAGCACCACCATAATTAAAATTAGGGTCGCCTTCTTTGTTGTTATATCTGTCTACATAACCTTTTGATAAAACCTTATAATGATATTCAACGTTCTCTTTTGATAGTACAGGACTTAAATCACCTGATTCGTATGGAAGTGCTAAAAGAGATAATTTTTCTTCTTTTGCTTCAAAGAGATTAATATACTCTCGTATATCATTATTGTAGGTCATACTGTATTTATCTTGTGAATGTGTCTAGCAATACATGGCTCGCTAGGTTTTTTGCCTTGCTTTCTACCATAATATCTGCATGGTCCCAGAAAGTACTTGCCCAGTCATTTACTGCGTTATTCCACATATAGTCGCTATGGGCACGTAGTTTTGCCTTCTTAAATCCTTGTTCTAATAATTCTTCCATGTTAGGTAATGTATCAACATCGTGTCCTACTAGTAAATCTTCACGTGATACAGAGTAATGTATCACAGGACGTACACCACGCCAACTCTCTACTATGCGTAGAAATCTATCGTCGGTCGGCTTAATGTATTCACCTGTTTTGACCCAGTGATGGTGTATGTCAAGAACGAGGGCAAGTCGTTTACGCAATTCAAGACTGGCTTCGATACCCCACGACATTTCGTCGTTCTCAATCGTAATCGTGTTTCTCGCCTCCGGAGATAATCTTGAGTATGCGTCGATGATACCGGCTGGACCTTTGCGGCCTGCGATGTGTACATTGATCTTAAAGTCTTGGTATTGTCTACCGTATCCCATCCACCTTGCAACGTCAACATGATATTCAAACTCCTCTATGCTTCTATTTACTATATCTGGATTGTCTGAAGCCAACACCGTGAATTGTCCAGGGTGCATTGACAACCTAACATCTAATTTTCTTGCAAGTTCACCAAC